CATTTAACTGGTACAGACTTTTCTGAGTTAGATGATAAGAAGAAATATATCGTGGAAGGAGTTTTGACTGAGATGTGTTTTCAACTTGGTCAAAGTGGGGTAAGAAAATTTCGCAAAATGTTTACAGCACTAAGCAAATGCGATTTCAAAGAAGCTGGTTCACAGATGAGATCTAGCTTATGGCATAAACAAACACCTGCTCGGTGCATAGAGCTTAGTCATATCATACAAAACTTATAAGGACATATATGTTACAATTATTAATTAAGCCTCTCTTAGGGGTGGCTGGTGATGTTGTTAAAGGTGTAGTCGAAACAAGAAAAGCTAAATCTCAAGCAAAACTTACTGAGATCAAAGCTACTACAGCATTAAAAGAACAACAAATAGCTGGCAAAGTATCTTGGGAAGCATCAGCAGTAAATCAGATGCAAGGCTCATGGAAAGATGAAGTTTCTTTGGTGGTGCTACTCGCCCCTGCGGTTCTCGTTTTTATTCCTGGTTGTCAAGAGTTTGTTAAAACTGGGTTCATTGCTTTACAAGAACTCCCTACGTACTACCAGCACTTATTATACATTGCGATTTCTGCATCATTTGGAATTAAGGGAGCTGGACAAGCAGCTAAAATGTTTATTAAAAAATGATCTGGGTCATAACCGCAATGCTAGTCTACCACGATGTAGATAAGCCAAAGATGACAGATTATATGATTAAATCTTTTGATACTAAGTTTGAGTGTATTGAATACACATGGGAGAACAAAGTAGACATGATAGATAAACTTCTTGAGATGCACAGAACCTTAGATGGCAATGATCTCAAGACATTTGGATTCTATTGTGAAAACAGATACGTTGACATGGATGAGGTATGATTAAAAACATAATTATTGCTGTAGGTATAACTGTACTTATGCTGTGGGCATTTAGTGTGTTGATGGACAATGCTATGGCAGACGTAACAGGCTCTGGAGCTACAACTAATACACAATCTACAACTGGCACATCTGCTACCAACACTGCTATTACTGGTGGCTATCACAGTGAGGCTACAACAAACTACCAAACAGGATCTTCCTCATCTACAAGTACAACCAACACAACCAACAACAATAACAACAGCTATACAGGTGATACACGTACGGTGCCTTCAGCATCTGCTCCTAGTATATCGGCTATGTCACAAGACTTATGCACTGTGGGTGTTGGTATAGGAATACAAAAGCCACTTATAGGTGGCAGTATTGGTATTACAAAACGTGATATGAATTGTGAACGTATGAAGCTCGCTAAACTTCTGTTTGACTTTAACATGAAAGTCTCGGCAGTAAGTATTCTGTGTCAAGATGCAAGAGTATTTGCAGCCATGGAAAACGCAGGCACACCTTGCCCATGGAGAGGTAAGATCGGAGTTTCCGCTTTAGAAGAATGGAATAAATACGACAAACAAAGACCAGACTATGAAGAGTACACAAAGGCACTACGATACATAGAAAAAGTTGATAACACTACAGAGGGTTTAGATGATAAAGAAAAGTATATACTTGATAGCAATGGTGAGCCTACTAACGTCATCAACAACCATCGCTGATGTCGTTGTAATACCTGACACTCCTAACGTAGGCGATACCACAACAATCACAACTGTTACTACTGGCAACCTTGTCACTACAAACAACTTAATATCACAAGATTTTAATGATGGTAGTTGGGTTGGCACGATGTTCCCAGATAACTCTGACATCAATGAGTCGACTTGGCTGACTGGTAAACACAACACGTATGCAGAAACAACAATAAACTCTGAAGATTATGTAAGCATACAAGAAATGCAACAAGGTTTTACATCTAACTTTGATGCACAGGTCAGATGGTGGAATCCTACAGAGTCAGAATTTACAATGACTCAAACTATTAGTAATGGTATAGATACAACAACACAAAGCACAACATTTCAAGATACAACCAATCACAACTATCAACTCAATCCGTATGGCAATACATTGATTGTTGCACCTGATCCTAACATGACGCATGGCACACTTACATTGCGTTTTGATTTTAACATACTTGGCAACGAAAACTATAATGGTGGACACGCAGGGGTAGATGTAACGGACCCAACATTGATAATAGACTATACCGCCCTGTCTAGCACACAGTCAACGACAGTAGAATATTGCTGGCAAAAGAACCCACCTACTTGTCCAGGTCAAGACGAGATAGCAGAGGTTGAGAACATCATAGACAATTTTCAAGACACACTTGATGATTTTATCATAGAAGATCTTTACGTGTATGAGGAAGACCCTTTCATACCAGAGGTGTTGACCATTGAATACTCATTCAATCCTGAAGTATTTAAAGAAGAAGAGTTTGAAATACAAGATGACTATTTAGCGTTTGACGATTTTTTTTTTGAAGAACAGTTCATTGAACCTGAGTATTACGAAGAAGTTGTCCTGGAAGAATTTATACCAGAAGATATTGTCATGGTTGAAACCCTAGATTGGAATGATTCTAATGTAGAAATATTTGACGAGATGCCTGTGATAGAAGAGGTATACGAAGCTATACCTGAAGAGATGTTTGTCGAAGAATTTACAGAAGAGATGCAGGATGAGTTTATAGAAGAAGTCGAAGAGATATACGAAGAGGTTGTTATGGAACAAGCACAACCTGTAGAAGAAGTGGCTATGGCGAAAGAGCCAGAAGTGATAGAGGAAATGCCCAATGAAATTGAAGAGCAACCCAGTAGCGAAGACATTGTTGCAGACGAACCAGAACCGACAACAGAAACTGTCCAACAAGAAGAAACTATCGAGGAGCCAGTTAAAACAGAACCTACAATCGTTGCAGAAAAGCCAAATTCAAAGACTGAAGCAGACGTAGAAGTAAACATAGACGTTAAGGTTGCAGCTATAGAGAAAGCCATACAAAGTAAGATTAAAAACGAAATGCAAAGAGTAAGTGTTACTCTTAATGTAATAAACGAATTGGTATCAAAAGAGATGACCGCATCTCAGCCTGATATGACTTCGTATTTTAATATCAACGCAGCATTGTTTGACACAAGACAACTACCCTCTGGCAACCAAGACTTCTTTATACAAACAGATTTACAAGGCTATGATAAAACTATCTACCTTGCACAAGCGAACATAGCAGGCACTGATCCTGTAGTTCAATATCAAATTAAAGTAAACGAAGCTAAAACTAAAACAGACAACGCACTAAGAAAATTAAAGGAGTTATTAAATGCAAGGAATATTCAATAAACTAGCAAGCTATGCTGCACTCGTAGGTGTTATCGGTGCTATAGGCGGAGGCTTTATGGCATGGGGTGAGTTTAATAATCGTATTGCACAACTAGAAAACAAAGAGTTTGTAGTTAATGAGACTGTAGACCTATCAGGTATTATAAAAGAATTAGAAGCTGTCAAAGCTGACATTAAAATTAATGGAGCTGCTATCGAGTATCTTGATGCTAAGATAGAAGAACTAAAAGCATCACAAAACAATCCACTACTTAACTAATACTTCATAAACTGTTTTAACATGGCTACAGGGTCTATGTCATCATCTGCCATGACTTTGTTGTAAATTCTAAACACATAGCTTTGATCCATACCAGACATTGCACAGACCAACTCAAAATCTTCAAGTTGTCTTTCAAACCACAGCCTTGCATCTAGGCACTCATAAAACTTTTTTAGTCTAGGTTGTGATAGCAGGTAACCATCTGCATCTGTAACTCTAAACTTGTATTTAAATCGACTGTTAGGAGCTTCATAAATCTTAACATCGTTAAAATCTATACGAGCATCATGTATAGCTTGCACAATAACAGATAACCACAACAGGCTCTCTGGTGTTAGACTACTACTGTTGTTAAAGAACTCAGTAACATCTGACTTCACTAGATGGACTGTCTTTTATTTGCAGAGATTGTTTGCCACAACTGACAGACCAATTTCTTATGATCCATTCCATACTCTAACTTAAGATATATTTCTTCAGCGTGTCGCAAATTATCAAGGTGAGTTTTATATTCTTCATTGGCTAATGCTTCTGTCTCTCTTGCAGCTACAGACATATTGCTACTGATTTTAGACATGAGTTCTGCTTTGATTGTTTTACTATATCTATCGAGATCGTGGTAGGTGGCTTTGGCTACCGCTAAAGCATCCTCTTTTTTTATCATCCATTCAAGGGCTTCTTCAACTTGGTTTTCGGTTATCAATTTAATCCTC